CAAAGTCCGGCACCGCAAGCAACTTGCTGAAACCGGTTGGATGGAGGCCATCATTCAGGCGACTTACCGCATACTCGACACGGGGGAGTACCCCCCGGACGTGTACACGGAGTTCGCTAAGATGATGACACTCGACGCTGAGAAGATGGTGAACAAAGGGCCACGAACGATCATGGCCACATGCATGCTCACCACCTTCGTCAACGGCGTATTTGAGTTAGAGCGACGCACTCGCCCTATATGGGAGAGTGCGCACACTGGCTTAGGTGCGCCGCTGACAGCGGACTACCTGGGGAGGGCATTCGAATATGTATCGCAGCGACGTCAGACGTTCGGTGCAGATGTGACTGCATTCGACGCCAACGTGCCACCGGTCATATTCGAAATCCTCAGTAGGCTGGGTGAGCTTGGGGCGCAGAAGAGCGACTTCCCTGAAGTCGGTCAAGCCCTGCGGCACAAGTACACACGCCTACAAAACTCCCTAATCGTCGATCTTCCCACCGGCAAAGTATGGCCCAAAAATCGCGGGGGGGCCACAGGCCAATCCGCGACCAGTTGGGACAACACTTGGGCGATGAGAGCGGTGATGGTGGTGGTGTGGTCGCTTGCGACGGGTAAACCCGCGCAAGAATTTTACGACCACAACTCCGTCCACAACACCGGCGACGACAATATATGGGGGACAGATGACGACATACCGCCCGAGACGTTCTCGAGGATAGCGCGTGACGCGCTAGGCCTCGAGATACGAATCGAGTCGGTGGGCGACCTCGGTGGCTTGTCTTATCTGTCTAAGAATGCCGTGGCCGGAAGCGTGTACGAAGCAGAAATCCTGCGCGTACGCGACTCCGTCCCGACGTTCACAGCCATCCATGACCGTGCTAGACTACTGACCCGACGTGGCGCAATAGTGTCTCGTTTTTCGGGCCAGCCGTTTAGAGCATACAAACGGTCATTGGTGGAGAGGGGCGTGGGCCAGGCATTACTAACCTGGCACCAACGCGACCTCTACAACCGATTCGCGCACGAATGGATGGCAGACCTTCGTGCGTACATCGGTGCGCGCTCCCATGGAGTGGTGTTCGACGTGACTCGAGACGTCGGGGGTGACATTGAAACCGTCACACCCCGTTTCTCGAAGAACGCCAACGCCACCCCAGAGATGGAGCGACGGCTCAAGGAAGCTACAAGGGGCGCTCTGAAGTGGCCTAGCTACCAAAGAGTGCTCGATGCAGCATACACCGAGCGACAGGCGCCACGGCCCGTATCCCCATACGCCATGGCAGCACAAAAACCATCTCTCGACACAGTCATCCGAGAGTGGGTTATCACTACACGACTAACTCTCCACAGGTACATCCCGGAGGCTTTGGTGAAATTATCACCCAGCCCCCAGGCAGCGCCCTTCACAAGGATCTTCCATGTGTGGGGGTACCCCGTAGAGAAATATGTGTGGCGCAAATGCGTCGAGACGAACCCGGGCACCAATTTGTCCGAGTTCGCCGCCGCAGTGCGCCTATCGCCGTACTCAACCGCGACGGCCACGTCCCACTTCTGGTGGTTCCTGGAAATCCCAGGAATGCGAGAAGCGGTGATGGCCGCGCCGATGAGTCTATTGTACGGGCGGATGGTTCTTGCCACCTGCCTGTATGTAGCGACGACGGAGTTTATCCAGCGATTACGACGTGGTCCGCTCGGGCTCCTCGTGGAAGCGTTCGAGATATATACTCGCGACGCCCCCCGATGGTTCTCCGTGCTGAACACGTTGTACTGGCTGGAAACCTGCACGTCCTCGACAGCAATCTCAGGTCTGATGCCCAGGGACCCGTACGCCACCCATAAACAGGTGGCGGTCATGGGCTCTCTATTCGCACCAGACCTCCTTGTTCGCGCCATCGGCCGCTTACACACAAGCGGGTTGATGGCAAAAGTATCGGAGTTGATCGCCAGGTTTCGCACCTGGAGGATTGCATCTGCGATAGATGACGCGACCAAGGCTCCGCACGCTAATCGTTGGGCTGAGGCGAGTGGCGAGTTACTCGCCACCGCTCAGTCCGCGATTTCGCGTGGCGTGATCGTCAGCGCTGAAACAAGCACGGGCAAAAGCACCGAGCTCGTACAGCAACTGTCGACACGCGTCGAGGGCCGAGTGTGGGTCGCGGTGCACACACGTGTGCTTCGCGACTCCTACTCGAACCCTTGGATGGATGCGCATGATGTAGTCCGCCTCTCAAAGGGGGTGAGCGACACATGCGCGAAGGTGGCCGTCGCAACGTACGGCCATCTTTTAGCAAGGCAAGCAAGCGGCGTCGGGCCACGCGAAGGGGACATCGTCATACTAGACGAATTCCACCTTCGCATGCCCGTTCAAGCCATTGCGTATTACACCTTGCGAACAGTTTGCCCGATGTTGCTCGTAAGTGCAACACCGGACGATCTTTACTGCCCCGACGCGGATTACAGGAAGATACCAATTCCTCGTGAACACGCGTTAGCAGTGCCTCGACGACTTGACCTTGACCCGATGGCCATGTTCTTGGAGCTCCAACATACGGAGCCCGAGGCGGCCAAACGAGTCTTGTTCATCTGCGCTACTCGACGAGAAGTAGCGCAATTAGTCGAGGCACTGTCCACCATGGGCGAGATGGCCCACCCACTGACTGCAGTGGCACGGACCATCCCGCCCGAGGGGCATATAGTTGCGACCAGCGTGGCCGATACGGGGGTAAATATCATGCCCCCGCCGACCGC